GGTGGATTATTAATGAAAGTTGTATATCCTGATTATATAATGTTAGTAAATACAGCAAAAAATTTAACTTGGAGTGTTCAATTAAAAGATAATATAATTTATATTCCTGAAGATGTAGAATTAAAAGATCCTAATCAAAAAGAAAAACAAAAAGAAAAACAAAAAGAAAAACAAAAAGAAAATGATATCAAAAATAAATTATTTGAATTATATAAAAATGGTCAATTAGTTAGAAAACGTTAAGTAAATTTTTTTTTTTATTTAAAAACATATAAATAAAAAAGATTATGTCAATGTCAAATAAAAGATTATTAAAAGAAATTAAAGCATTGTATATGCAACAATCACAAAAACCATTTGTTGAAAATGATTATATTATACAATATAACGAAAATGATACAAGTGTGTTACATGCTATTATAAAAGCACCTTATGAATCAGTATATAGACATAAATTTATAAGATTAGATTTTAAAATATCTGAGAATTATCCTCATTCTCCACCTGAAGTAACTTTTATAAATTATGATGGTGTGCGTATTCATCCTAATATGTATGAAAATGGTAAATGTTGTGCAACTATATTAAATACATGGGGAGATAGTATATTTGAAAAGTGGACATCAAGTATGGGGATTGAGACAATTTTATTAACTTTTCATTCTTTTTTAGATAATAATCCTTATATGTATGAACCAGGTGGAGGAGATGATCCTAGTTATACTGTATATGTTCAATATCAAAGTTGGTTAAGTTGTTTAATTAGATATTTACAAAACGAAAAGATAGAGATATTTAATCAGTATATTCATAATTATCTTTTACTAAATATAGATACTATTTTTACAGATTTACAATTATTAGAATCTTTATATCCATATGGTTATTATTCTTGTAGATGTTTTGAAATTGATAATTATGTAATTAACTATGATAGAATAATTAAAATGTTAGAAAATCATTATAATTATATTAATTTTACAGAAACAGTTGATTTAACTGATGAAAAAGAGTTTAGTTTTGAAGAATTTATAAATACTGAATATTCTTGTTATATTTGTTTTGATACATTACAAATAGACAATACTAATAACATACAAGAAAATCAAAATAATGAAGAAGATATTAAATTATTATGTGGACATCAATTTCATAAGGGATGTTTAAAATTACATTCTGAAATTAATAATAAAATTTGTCCTATGTGTAGAAGAGAATTACAACAAGATGATTTAAATAAATTGAATAATGTATTCCAAAATAATCATCAAGGATGGATAATAAATCCTTTATCAAAAAGAAGAGTTAAAATTGGTAGTAGAACGTATAAATATTTAAAAGATAATGATATAATATAAACAAAAAATTATTTATAACAATTTTTATAATATCTACAACTAGATTTTTGAGAAAATCCCATTTTATTACAAGAAGTTTTCAAACAATATTCTTTACTCATTTTTCTAGGAAACTTAGCAGATTTTTTATTAAACTTACTAGAAAGTTTTTTAATTGATCTTTTCTTAGTAGAAGGTTTCTTAGTAGATCTTTTCTTTGTAGATCTTTTTTTACTAGATCTTTTTTTACTAGATATTTTCTTAGTAGAACGTTTTTTAGTAGATCTTTTCTTACTAGATATTTTCTTAGTAGAACGTTTTTTAGTAGATCTTTTCTTACTAGATATTTTCTTAGTAGAACGTTTTTTAGTAGATCTTTTCTTACTAGATATTTTCTTAGTAGATCGTTTTTTAGTAGATCGTTTTTTAGTAGAACGTTTTTTAGTAGAACGTTTTTTAGTTGAGTTAGAACCACCTTGTTTATTAATAAAATTTATATATTCTTTTTGTGACATTTTATTCATAGCAATATCATCAAGGGTTTCAAATTCTTGTTTTAGTTTACGAGCATTTTTTATATAATCTTCTCGTGACATATTAAAATCATCGTCTTTTGGTGTTTTTGATGTTAAACCTAGTTTGTTTTTAATATTTGTTATTATACCCATCAAGTTATTTTTTTATAATTAAAACAAATATATTTTTTTATTTATATAATTAATTAATATTGGAAAGTTAATTAATTTTATAATTACAACCATTTTTATTAAGTTCAATAACAATTTTGTTATATGCTTCACAAGCTTCTAATTCTGTATTAAAAGTTCCAATATGTATTTTTTTTCTATTTAACATATAGCTAGCAGCCCATTTGTTTGTTCTAGTGATAGATACTCCATAGTATTTACTAGATTTTTTGGGTTTAATTTCTTCACGAAAATCATGTGGGGTAGTTATATAATTATCTATGTTATTTAATATATATTTGGTATTTAAGGTATTGTTAAAGAATAGTGCTTGTTGATTATATAATTTAGCACATTCAATTTCATTTTCATTTGAACCTAAATTATAAGTTTTACCACAACATTTTATACTACTTATATAAAACTTACGTTTAGAGTCATAACTAACACCAATATATTTAGAACTTTTTTTTTCATTTGTTTTGTTTTTATTTTCTTCTAATACATTTCTTGGTTTTGTAACATAACCTTGTATATCATTTATATAAAAATTTGTATTTTCAGTTTGGTTTAAAAACAAAGCGTAATCGTTATATGTTCTTGCTGCATCAATTTCGTGCTCAAAATAGCCAAGAAAATTATTTTTATAATTATGTTGCAATTGAGCAAGCCATTGGTTATGATAATTGTCCCAGGAAACGCCTTTAAATGTACCTGTTTGAGGGCCACTTTGTTCAACGTTTTTTTTATTAGTTTTTTTTATATTATCAATATGATTTTGAATTTTTTTATTATGTTCAGTTTGCATCTGTTCTACAATTTCTGGTTTAATTAATTCATTGTTTACATTTAAATTTAAAGTAGATTCTTTAAAATGCGTATAGCTTTTAATATCAAATTGCTTAATATATTGCAATGATGTTTTGATAATATTTATAGCGTAAGCTAATTCGATGTCATTTCTAAAATAGAACCACTCTTTTCTATTTTTGATTCTAAATGGATGTAAAGAGTGATGTATTAATTTTTCTGATAAATTTCTATCAAATGTTTCAAATTTTGTATAAAGTTTTAAAGAGTGAGTACTTGAACCAACGTTTAATTGATCTACTCTAGTAATGGATTTATTAGCAATTCCTATTTTTAAATGACCTGGTTTAGTTGTATCTATAATACAATAAATTTCACCAGGTTCTCTACTATTAAATCCTTCAGTTTCTGGTTTATTTTCTAAATCCTGTATTAATTTGTCTTTTTCTTCAATTAATTTTATAGTATTTTCTTTTTCCTGTTCTAATAATAATTTTTGATTTTCTATTTCTTTTTTTTGTTCATCGAATTCTTCTTTCATTAATTCGTTATATATCATCTCTAATTTTATATAATAATCATGAATCTTATCTGCATTTTCTGTATTTGCTTTTAAACATAACTTCTTAAATGTATTTATATTCAACATAATTGTTTCTTGGTTATACCCACCTTCGTTTTTGCGCTCATCCCAACGGATGAGCGTGATTTTATAGTCTATATTTTCAGTAAAATTATGTTTTAGTAGTCTTTTTGCATTAGCTTTGTTAGAAAATCCTATAAATTTCCATACATTTTCTAAATTTATAATGAAATCATTGATTGGATGATAATTTAAAAATAAAAACAAATTACATACATATAATCTTTGTTCATCTTCTGAGAAAGTCTCTTTTAATTTCTCTACTAATTTAGTTTTATCATATATATCTATTGTGCTAGTTTGTATAAGAGTTTTAATATCAATAGGTGTTTTAAGAATATCCATTTTAATTCTTATATTATTTTATTTTTAAATAAGATTAATTAAATAAACGAAAATTAATTAAATAAATACAATATATTATTTTTTTAATCTTGTTCGTAGCCTACTATTTCACCTTGTCTGGAGACGATAACTTTTAGTTTTTTAGTTTTAGCAAATTTACGTTTTAATTTATCTACTTCTTGTTTATTTTTATCATTTTCTTCTTCGTAATTATCATTGTAATTTAAACCATGAAATTTCCAAAATTTAGGATTGCCTACTCTAAAATCTTTATGTTCTTCTGCTTTATACCAAAAGACTTGATCTTTTAAATTTGTACTGTTACCTGATGATTTTATCACCAAACATTCGTGGTTTTGTGTGCATGCGTCCAATATATTCTCAAAGTATGTAAACGATGGGATCATGCCAGCATAATCATCGTATATCTTTTTACGATTCTTTATAGATGGTTCATTAAAAATAAATATATAATCAATATTACTACGTAATTCAGGTGTGATACCTAATGGATATTGCATAGTTAAAATAAAAAAGATATTGTAATGTCGTCCATTAAAAAATATACTTTTAATTGTTTTTTCTTTTTTCCAATTTTGAGCGTCATGTAACATATCATCTAATACTATAAATATATTATTACTTTTATGTTTACCTGAATCACTTAATCCATTTGCCTTTGCTTCCCTTATTTTGCGTTTTTGACGATTAAGGATATTATCTATTAATTCAGGATCATATTCTGGATGAATAAAACTATCTGGTATAAAATCACCAAAAAATGGAGATGCTTCTTCTGTACCAGAAAAAATTACACCTGATTGTATTTCTTGATGATGATAAAAAATATCTCTAGCTAAAAAACTTTTTCCAGATCTTCTGCGACCTAGGATAAGTATGGTGGCATCTGGTAAAATACTTTTTATTTTAAATCTTTTAAGAGAAATTTTATCAAAATCATTAGTAAGCATTTATTAATAATGATTATTGTTTTTTTTAAATTATGCCGCGCATAACGTAAAAATTATTTAATACATTTTCCATTTTTTTGATATTTTTGTTTTTTGGGAATACCGAATAACCCATTTATAGACATAAGAAATGTATCTGAAATATCATCAGCTTTAGTATGTGATTTAAAGAATGGTAACCATTTTTCTTTTTGTTCATTAGAAAATTTATTTTCAAGAAACCATTTGCAATATTGAATACCTAACCATTTTCTTTTTGCATATGCACCTTTTAATTTACATTCTATTAACGGACCTGTATAACATTTTAGTTTTTGAGAAGCTCTTACAAAACGTATAGTTGTATTTGTATGCCTATATATTTCTACAAGTTTACCATAAATAATATGTGATGTAAATTTCATTTTTTGATTTAATTTTGGCTGTAGTTCAATCAATATTTGTGTAACATTATCCATAATATTTTTGTGATTATTATATATTTCTTGTATTTTATCTAATACAATTTTAGCTATGTCTTGTAATAGATAACTATCAATAGCTTTTTTTTTAAATATATTTTGATTAGTAATTTTAATATCTTTAGGGAAATGTGTTTTACAAGAATATTTTTTTTGTGGTAATCCTTTAGTTTCACCATCTAATTGTAAGGTATTATATTGTAAACTACATTTTTTACCACATATTTTCCCACTTTTTTGAATTCCTTCACAGTGATAATCATCGGAATCTAATGTATTAAATACATCCCATAATTCAATATTATATGTTGATAAATCTTGTTTATCATTTGATGACATGCAACAAAAAGCTAAATTTCTTAAACCAACATCAATCGATAAAATCATTAAAATATATTTAACAGTTGTTATTTTAAATAAGTAAAGCTAACGTAAAAAATATTAAAGACGATTTTTTGAATGTAATTCATATAAATCACTATATCTATAACAAAATTTAATCCACGTATCGTATTGTAAAGGTAAATTAATTGTTTCTTTTATGAAATGTTTAATAATATTATATGAAACATGTAACTCTGATTTATAATATGATTCGAAATCATATATAATAGATTTGTTTTTTGTGTTAGGAGTTTTGTCTAACTGATATAAATTAATTATAAAATCAGTTAAATGAGTATTTTTTAAATTTCCTAAGAAAAATGGCGTAAATGCAAACCTATTTTTAAAATCTCTATATATTCTATTAATATTTTCTAAATGGTTGTCATATACATTATTTATAAAATTTAGATATGGGTCTAATAAAGAAGAATCAGATTCTTTAGGTAGAATTGAATCTATTATATCATGATTCATAAGATATAATAGATAAAATTAATTTAAAATATAAATTTAAACAAATTACATATATATAATTTAATAGATAGTTTTTAAATTAATTTTAAAAATTAAAATTTATTTTATTATATTATACTAAACAAAAATATGGCAGACATTTTAAAAATGATTAGATCAAATGATATAGTAAAAATTGGACTTTTATTACTCGCAATTTATTTACTAATTACATTCGTTAATAAGAAAAATGAAAAGATGGATAATACAGACGTTTATGTTATGCCTGAAGAGATGGATAATACAGAAGAAGAACAAATGTATATGATGCCTGAAGGTATGGATAATATAGAAGAAGAAAAAGTGTATATGATGCCTGAACAATTGGAAAACGTATCAGACAAGATTGCTCAACCTATGGTAGGAGTATCGGGTTCTCCAGTTATGGTAAATGAACAACAAAAACAAATTGATAAAGTTGTTGCTGGAGGTGATAAATTAACTGCAGACGAGTTGTTACCAAAATATGATGATGCTAATGCTTTTGCAAAAGAAAATCCTGTTTCTAAATTATTGAAAGAACAAAACTTTTTAATAAGTGGATATCATGTTGGCATTAATACAGTTATGCAATCTAACAAGATTCCTTATCAAGATATTAGATCCTTGCCTCCTATACCTAAAGAAAGTGTAGGACCTTGGAATCAAAGTAGTTATGAACAAAGTCCTGCTCAAATGAGAAGGTTTTTTGAAATAGGAAATTAAATAATAAGAAAATTTAAATAATACTAAAATTTATTTATAATATTAAACAATTAATTTATAATATTAAAAATTAATTGTATAGAAGAATTATTTTTTAGCTAAAACACAGGATAATGATTTTTTTGAACATACTGCTCGATTATTTTCGTATTTATCTAGAATTTTTTTAAATGAAGGTGTTGGAATAGTAATAAAAGTTGATTTTTTAAATTTGTTAAGTAAAATATAATATTCATCTTTAGATATTTCATTATCGTGGTATTTACTTTTTAATTTCTTCTTTTCATTATTATAACATTTTTTTTCTTGGTTAATTAGTTTTATATTCACTTTATCCTTTATTAAATATAACCAATACATTAATTGTACTCTTCCGGTTAAATAAGGTTCTATTGGTAGTTCTTTAATAAATATTTTAAAAGAATTTCTACAAAATATACAGGGTAAAATATTTTTTAAATTTGTTAATAATGTTTTAAATTCTTTTTTTAAAAGTAAATGTTCTTTATTATTTTTATCTATAATAAAAGGATATCTACCAATTATAGCAGTGAATAAAAAATCCCAACAAGAGGGACCCCATTTTGAAGTAGCAGCACCAGAAGTAGAATTATATTTATTATAATCTATATTTTTAGGTAGTTTTATATCTAACATAACTTATACTAATTTAAAACAATATAAAAAAAAAGTAAAAATTATATTTAAAAATTTAATAATATACAAGACTAATAATGTCAGATATAATAGAACAAAAAAAATTAGACGTATATTACTGTATGGATTTCAATGATGATTTTGATTTGTCTTATATAGAATATTATTTGAGAATATATTTAAATATATATAAAAACTCTTATATAGTAAATAAGTTCGAAAATTGCGCAAATTCTATTATAAAAAATACAAATAAT